CAACATATGCAACCATATAGTTGCTCACGATGTCCGCTAATGTTGTAAATCTATATCTGCCTAATCCACTATCTTTTAATATAACAGTTACTACATCATTTAAATTTGTAGCAGCTATTGTTATTACGCCTGTATCTGCATTATATGTTAAGCCTGAAGTTATTTCAACATTATTAAGTGTAACATTAAATCTTTCAGTGCTTTCAGGTAATGGGTCTAATGTTACTGTAAAATCAGTCTGGCCTTGCGTTGCAATAAAAGTTTGCTTAGACTCGTAATATTGATATGCTGTTTCTTGTAGTAGTCCCATTTATTATGAATTTTCTAGTTGTATTACCTTTTGTTCCTCAGCGTTTGCTACTTGTATTACAGTAGGGTCTTTTATTATTACACCAGCGTGTGCTAATATTTTTATAATTAAATCAACTTGGTCGGATTTATGTATTTCAAAATCATATGACGTGCTTGCTTGATAATTATAAGCATTTGTATCAGTAACCCTTGTAAAGCTCCATTTAGGTTCTTGTGGAACTTTTACATAATCTATCGTAGCAGATGATAAAGTTGATGGTAAAAATTTAATGTTTGTACTAATTGTGTTATCTGCAGAAGTTTCTTGATTTGTAGTATTTGCAGATGATGATTCAATATAGTATACGGGGTAAGATAATGTAGGTGATGTTAATTTTGAAGCATTTATATATGTTAATTCAGATTTTTTAACTTCTTGCAAGTTAATTGTTCTACTTTTTGTAGTTATACCTATAACTCTATATAAATCTGCTGGTAATGTTGATGCTCCAGCTGTTATACTTAATGATGCTTCTTTTGATAAAATATCAATTTTTTCTTTTATGTTTTTTGGCAAGTTACCGTATTCGTCATTAGTTACATAGCTTTTTTTTCTATTCATTGCTTTATTATAATCATAAAAAGCTCTTTCAAGTAAGTCTAACTGCACTTGTGCACCTATTCTATTAAATTGATCCGGCGTCAAATATCCTCTACCTTCTTTATTTAATATTGAAAGTACGGTTCTATATACTGAATTTACTGATATTGCCATATTTTTTTTATATAATGATTAAGCCGCCGAAGCGGCATAACCACTGTAACGACTATTTAAGTTTTTTCTCAATTGTTTGATAAACTTCAACACCTTCATCTGTTTTAAACCAAGCAGCTAAAGCTGAATATGGATTTTCATCAAATGGTACTGTTATAAGTTTTCTATCTGTCGATCCCCAAGTAAATGTTCTTTGATCGCTTGAAAGTTTAATAATGTTATTTTCTACGGCTTTTATACCCATATTTCTAACATTTATGTTTTCGTCATTTGCAAGTTCTAAGAACAGGTTTGGATTGTTTCTAGCAAATAATAGTAGATCTCTTTTAAGCTCCTTAGAAGTCATCTTAGATACCTCATTTCCAATTTCTGACCTCAAAATTGCTTCAGCGTGATCAACATCTAAAGTTCTTGCTGTGTTCAACGCTTCGATTTCTAATTCCAATACATCTAAATCATCTTCTGCGATAGCAACTGGATTGTATTCAATAAATTTGCTACCGTTATGTGGATGATGTGCTAGAAAAATTTGTAATGTTTGTTTTTCTTTTGGAACAAATAATTTACCATCTCTAAATGATATATGGTCTAATCTTTGATCTCCTTTCATTTCATCTACAAATATTGTTTTTTGATTTGCACAATATTTAATTTCTCTTTCGTATCCTTTTTCTTTATCAAACCATAAGATACCTCTTGTTTTGATTTTGTATACAACAGGTGTTTCTCTTATGTTTAATTCGTATAATTTGTCTTTAATTTCCCATTTAGGCGCTTGCACCTCAACAGGCTTTGTTTTTGTTTTTGCCATGATATAATATAATAAAAATGTTAATAAAGGTAAAGATTACCCCCGTAGTTACAACGAGGGTAAAATTTACTTTAAATATTAAGAGTCAAATCTAACAAAGTTGTTAGCAGCTTGAACTACTAAACATCTTTCTGATAGATAGTGTACTTCCATCTTGTCATCACCGATTGTAGATGCACCACCTACTGAACCTGTAATCCAAGTTTTCATTTTTCTATCATCAGCTTCGCTAGCTCTATATCTTACGTGTAAGAAAGGTCTCTTAACGTTTTTACCTAATTGCTGATCGTAAACAGATGTAGTACCTGCTGGGATTAATAATCCGCTTAAACCACCAACTAAACCTCTTGTAGACTTATTATTTAAGTACTTCCAGTCAGTTTTGTAAAAATCATAAGATCCTCTTCTAAATCCTGTAAATCCAAGATTTAATGCCATATCTTCTGAGTTATTAAATACCCCATAAGCAGTACCACCTTGTGCACCTGCTGATAGACCAGCTAATAAATCATCGAATACTAAATTAGCGTCTCTATTTAAGAACAACATGTTTTCTTCAATAGCTCCTTGCTTATCTAGTTCTTTTAATAAGTCATCATACTCGCTTAATGTAGCACCTGAATCAAATTGATTGCTTGCAACAATCCCTCTGTTTCCGATAGCTTGTAATAAACCTTCAGATCCTTCAACACCTACTGTAGATGTACCATCAGCTTTTTCAGCTTCTACTAGTACCATCTCTAAGTAATCTTCAAATCTTTTAGTTGTATCACCTTGCGATTTTAAATACCACAAGTATCCACCTTGTCCAGATTCTCCAGAAACTTCAACCCACCCAATTTGAGCAGCATCAGATCCTTGAATTTCAAAGTGATCTTTAATGATCATTGGTTTGTTAGTGAAAGTTTTGAAGTTTGGCTCTACTGAGTCAGTCATACTTGCACTACCTTTGATAAATTCAGAACCGTAAACAAAGAAAGAAATTGCAACCGCAGTATCACCCGCTGCTAAATTTCCTACGTCTTGTAAATTTGCACCTGCATAAGGCTTAATAGTTAAACCTGTTTCAGAAGCTTCGATACCAGCTGTTACTAAACATTTTACAACTTCAGTACCACCAGCACCTACAACAGAAGCTACAACAGTAGCACCTTTTCTTACAGCGTGCTTGTTGCTTGATCCACCGTCGATGTCAGTGATTGCAGTAATTTCTCCGTTAGTACAGTTAACAGTACCACTATATGCTAAGTGTAATCTACCTTGCTCCGACCAAATTACTTGATCAGAAGCCATAGGCATTTCAGCACCTATCATTTTAATAAATCCAGATATAGATCTATCTCCATATCTTTCTACTTCAGCCTCATATAGCTCTGGTAAATATTGTTGTGCCCAACCGTTGTTTTGGATGTCTAAGTAGTTTTGCCCATAGACCATCTTTTGCGCAGCTGGTGAAACAATACTTCCTGCTACAGGACCTACAAATGTATTATTGTTTGCCATTTTTAATTAATTTTTTTAGTTTAATAATTTTTCAGTTTTAATTTTAGCCCTGAATTATTATCACCTGAAATAACTCTCACTTTTGTGCCGCCGGCTTCAACAAACCCATCAGCAGTTTTTCTAGGATCCATATTAATGTTCTTAGCTTCTGCCGTCATTTGTTTTATAGTGTCTGCTTTGCCTTGCTCATAAAAGTGATTAGCTATTGCGTCAGGATTAGAAGCAGCAAATAAAGCTTTATGAAAATCACCAGAGTTGGTTAGGAGCGAATCCTGATTAACAAATTTATCAAAGACACTTGATATATTCTGTGTTTTCACTTTGCTTACATCTTTAACATTGAAACGATATTTTTTTTCTCCAACATTGAAATTAAAACCTTTAAAATCATTATTGAAAACTTTATTAGTTTCTTGCTCAAAATGTGATGTTTGCTTCTGCAATAATTCATCGGCTTGTTTTTGCTCTTCAGTATATCGATTGAAAAAGTCAACTGCTTTTTGTTGCTCAGGAGCTAACTTAGAACCCAACTTGACTTCCTTGTAATATGTGTCCTTGAGACCTGTCAAAAAGTTTTTAGCTTTTGCAACCTCTTCCTTAAGAGCTAATTTTTTTCTTTTTATATCTCTATCCTCATCTACTTCTTCGTCATATGAAAAATTATCTTCCATAAGGAATTGTATTTCATCATAACTTAAATGAGGTTTAGTTTGTTTATAGTATTCAGCTAATAATGCATCTTGATCTACATTACTATAATCCGCGTTTAACCTAACATAATCTTCCAGGGTACCACCTGTTTCATTCATGAACTTTACTAAGTCCATCATGTTTTCAGGATATTCTACCTCTGGTTCTTTTGTTTTAGCTTTGATTTCTTCAGCTGGCTCAGTTTTGCTTTCTTCTTGCTCTGCAACCACTGGAGCCTCACCATTACTGGTTTCGTCATTAATTATTTCTTCTAATACTGGTGTTTCTTCTACTTTTTCTTGTTGTACTTCTTGCAATTCCACTTCGGTTTCTTGCCCAGCTTTTTCATTCTCGCTGCTTCCGCGTAACACGCCATTTTCTGTTTCTTGTTCTTGAACGGCATCTGTTTCTGTTTTAGGTTCGCTTAAATTTACTTTGTACATGCCAGACTCCGTGTCATAATTGGAATCTTTCTGCACCGCTTCTTCTTGTTCAGCAATAGACTTTTCTTCAGCATCTATTACTTTTGCTTTAATTTCTGCCATAATAAAATATTATATAATTATTTAAAAATTTATCTTGGTTCAAATTGTTCTAAACCAAACCCACCTAAGTTATCCATACCCGCGGATTCAAACTGTTTAGGTGGTTTACCAGATTTTCTCTGATCTATAAGTTCACTTTGTTGTGAAGCCTGTATTTTTGTTCTTTCGTCTTTTCTATCTTCTTTATACTTCTCTTTATCTTTAATTACATTTGATTCAGCTTCCTTAAGCTTTAAATTTAAATCAAATTCAAATTGCATTAATTCTTTCTTAATTGCTGCTTCTCTTTCTAATTTTGCAATATCAAATTGAGATTGTGCTTGTGCAATTTGTATTTTACTTTCAGCTGTTCCTTGTTGTTTTTGTATTTCAGCTTCTGCTGCTGCTTGAGCTGATTGTGCATTAGATTGTGATTGAGCTTGGATATTTTCTTGTTGTATTTGTCTATCCTGCTCAAACTTTTTACGTCTTCTAATTTTTAGTAATTGATTAGCAAGTTTTAAATTTCTTACTTCTCTTACATCAATAGCATCTTCTAAATTTATTTGCTGTTGTTGAATTGCCATTTGAATATTATTTTCAAGCAATTGTTTTTCTTCTTCGTCTGGTGATAATTCTAAAAATATACCAAAGTCATATATATGTAACTCTTTTATTTCATTTAAATTACCAACATCAATTTTGCCTAAAGATTGCATAAATTGTTGATGTGTATTTCCATATTCTAATACATCTGATATTCTTAATGAAACAGCTTCAGCAGTTTTCAATGTTAAATATAAACCGCCTTGCAATATATGTCTTGTAGCTGTATTACTATTAGCTGCTGCTATTTTTTGTAAACCAACTAATGCATTTCTATCAGGCGTGCTTCCGTCTCTTGCTTCATTTAATCCTGTCACATCTCGCATCATTTGTAAATAATAATTATACGATTGAATTAAACTTGCAATTTTATTATTACCACCACCTGTTTGTAATTCTTGAATAGGCACTTTTGCATTATTAAGATCGCCATCTTGTGTAAATGATCTACCAATAACAGAACCTGTTTGGAAATACATATTCAATGCTTCTTGTGGATTATAATTTGTACCGTTTCCTAAATCCACTTCAGCAATACCGTCCGCATCTAAGAATACTCCGTTTGGAACCATTCTGGAGAGTACTTGCTGTAATTTAAGATGCGTTATTTGAATCATGTCTGCGAACGACGTCATTCTTCCGACTAATGATTCAGGCTTACCTTTATATATTCTAGGCGCCACAATATTATAGCTCATCTGTACTTTTGTAACATCTGACTTAGGTCTTGTCATATTAACAGCTTTACGCCATTTTAATAATTTTTCAATACCCACTATTTTTGACCCCTCATATAATACCTCAATTGATCTATTTACTTTTTGAAATCTAGCTCTACTATCTTTAGGCGGGTTAAATTGATCATCTTTCTTTAATGCTTTTTGATAACCGCTTCCACCCTCTTTTATTTTATAAACTTGATTTTCAAAAGTTTTATATTCAAAATTTAATATATAAACATAATTTTTATCTGCAGCATCTGCAGTGTATGATTTATTATATAATTTTGAATTACCAGAACCGTAATTTTCTAATTCTTCTAAATCCTCGGTGGTTAACTCTGGATATTCTTTTTTAAGTTCAGCTATGGGTGTTTTTCTTATTTCACCTACATAATATATATCATCAAAATATGGTGATTCAGTATAAGAATAAACTAAATCAGCTGGATCAACGTATTGTAACTTAATACCTTCTGCTGTATTAAAACTATTCCTTACAGCCCCAATGCCCAATACTGTAATATCATAATCAACTCTTTTCTTTAATAAATCGTATTTATTTAATTCAAATACATTTGTTAAAGCTTGCTCTTGTGCAATTTCAATTGATTGTTTGTAGTTTAATTGCATATGCAATTGTAATTCTTCATCAGATTGGGGTAAATTATTTTTATCATTTTTAAATGTATTTAAACCCGTATCTTGCTCAACAGCTTCTTTAAAGCTAAATAAACGCATGTCTTCAATAATGCCTTTAACATATTCTGTTCTTTCAGCTGACGCAATATTATCTACTGAATATGCTTTTAAATCATATGTTCTTTCTTGTATACCATTTACAACTATATCAACAAACTTAGGTATAATAGGAACAGGTTTCCAATCTAAGTTTAAATATGATAAATCACCGTTAATTGATAATTCGTTTTTATATTTTTCTACGCTTTGCTCTCCTCTCGCATATAACCTTAATCTATGAAAGTTATCTCTATTTGCAAAGTAACGTGTACTTCCCGAATCTTTTTTAAACCATTCAGACTCTACGGCTTTTGCAACTTGCAATCCGTATGCCTCTCCTGATTTCTCAGCGTCGCTTACCGCTTGGCTTGGGAAGATACCTTTTGTTATTATCTTTGACATCTATATTAATTTTGAATAATTTCCTCTATTATCGTATTTAGCAAAGCTAAAACTAACTTTATTTTTTAATTCTTTTATTTGTTTTGGGGCGTATAAATTTTTGTTACATGCCATAATTGCAAGACCAGAACTAATCGCGGCATCAAACTTTGTTCTTTTATTTATATCAAACTTAGCCCAATCATTTAATGTTTCATTAAAATATAAATCACCATACTCACCATCTGATTTAATACCTACATATGAATTTATGTAACTTTCAATTGCGGCTGCGTGTGCTTGTTTTATATCTTCACTTGAGTTTGGTATACCACCTATTTCTTTTTCTGCCGCTGATAACTTATTCCAAGTTCTATCTGGTCGGTTCATTGAGTAACCTCTATAGCCTCTTCTTTTTAAATAGTATAGTAATCTTGGTTTATTATTTTCTGCAAGTATTGGCATACCATAAAAATGCAATGCCATAAGTATATCTTCAAAAAATATTTCTGCTGTTTGCGGTCTCGCTATATACTCCAAAAAAAACCGATTTGCTGGCACCTCTTCCATGCTGAACTTAGTGAGCCCGTGAAGCGATCCCTTTGAACCTTTACCATCTGTAGTTCCGGATATATCGTAGCTATCACAGCCAAAAGCACCAACATGCTCGTTCCCTGGGTACTTGCCCCCATTTTTTATTATTACTCTATTTTGTAAATTCTTACCTGGTACCCAACTTACATTAAACCTTCCGTTAGGATTTGGTGTGAATTCTACTTCTGTATCTTTGATCCCGTTTTTCCATTGAAAACTGCCACGAGTGACAAGAGCAGAGTATCTAGCTTCTTCATTAAAATCAATCTGTTCGTAAAGCTTAGCAAGATTAAATATGCTATTTTTAGTTTCATCTCTGAAAGCGTGTTCTTCAGTTCTTGGAAATTGTCTGTAAAATTCATTTAAACCGTCTTGATCCCCTTTTAAACCTTCAACTTCGTTTTCCCAGTGATCGATAACCCCGACATCAATGTATTCCCGATGGTTGTCTTCAATTGGTTCTTCGGGAGTATTGAATACAGGTATTCCATAAGAATCAATGAATCCCTCGAAGTTCCATTCCATAGGTATGAACAAACTATATAATCCTGAGCGAGTCTGTCCATTACGGTTTCTTTTTGTAACATCTGAGTCATTGTATAATTTTTTAAAGTTCTCGCCACCTTTATC